TAACTTATTGTATTAAATATAACTAATTATATGAAAGCGACAGACATGTTAAACAAAGTAAAAGAACTTGTTGGTGTTGACCTTAAAGAAGAAACCCAAGAAGTAAAATTAGCGCAAGCTACTTTGGAAAACGGAACTGTTATAGAAAGTGAAGACTTTGCAGTAGGTAGCGAAGTATTTATTGTAACAGAAGATGAAAAAGTAGCGTTACCTATTGGCGAGTACACTTTAGAAGATGGCGAAATGTTATCTGTTAAAGAAGAAGGCATTATTGCAGCCATAGGTGAATCAGCAGAAGAAGAAGCTGAAGCAGATGTGGAAATTGAAATTGAAGCAGCTGAAGAAGAAAAAGAAGAAATGAACTACGCAACAAAAGAAGAACTCGCAGAGGTTAAAGCAATGATTGAAGAAATTAAAGCAATGCTAGAGCCTAAGGAAGAAATGAGTGCTGAACAAATCGTAGAAGAAACTAAGGAAGAACTTAGCGAACAAGTTACAGAAGCTGTTGAATTATCAGCTGAAGAACCAGTAGCTAAAGTTACACACAATCCTGAAAGAGAAGAAAAGACAAACCTTAACCTTTATGGTCAAAAAAGAGAAATGACCACAGCGGATAGAGTGTTTGCAAAAATAGCTAACATTAAAAAATAAATTAACAAAAAATGGCAACAACTACTTCAATCACTAGCTCATACGCAGGCGAATTTGCAGGACAGTATATTTCTGCAGCTTTACTTAGCGCGAGCACAATTGAAAACGGTGGGATTACAGTAAAACCCAACGTAAAATTTAAAGAAGTTATTAAAAAGGTATCAACTGACGACTTAGTAAAAGATGCGTCTTGTGACTTTACAGCAACTTCTACAATTACACTTACTGAAAGAATACTACAACCAGAATTCCAACAAGTAAATTTACAACTTTGTAAAAAAGACTTTATTTCTGACTGGGAAGCTGTACAAATGGGATATTCAGCTCATCACAATTTACCTCCTTCATTTAGCGATTTCTTAATCGGTCATGTAGCTGCTAAAGTTGCACAAAGAACTGAGCAATCAATTTGGGCTGGTTCAACTGCTACTAGCGGACAGTTTGATGGTTTTTCAACTACTTTAGCATTAGATGCTGCTTTACCAACTGCTAACGAAGTTGCTGGTACTACTGTAACTGCTGCAAACGTAATTACTGAATTAGGTAAAATTGTTGACGCTATCCCTTCTACACTTTATGGTAGCGAAGACCTTAATATTTATGTTTCTCAGAATATTGCTCGTGCTTATGTTCGTGCATTAGGCGGTTTTGGTGCTTCAGGTTTAGGAGCAGCAGGTACAAACGCAATGGGAACTCAGTGGTGGAATAACGGTTCACTTTCTTTTGATGGTGTTAAATTATTCGTAGCTAATGGTCTTGGTGACAACGTAGCTATCGCAGCTGAAAAAAGCAACCTATTCTTTGGAACTGGGCTTCTTGCTGATCATAACGAAGTAAAAGTATTAGACATGAGTGACCTTGACGGTTCTGATAACATTCGTGTAGTAATGCGTTTTACTGCTGGTGTTCAGTATGGTATTGTTGATGACATCGTAACTTACGGTATTACCAACTCTGCTAACTAATAAAAATAATAAATAACTAAAGAGGGTAGGTAAGGGATTGCACCTGCCTACCCTTTTTTTAATACAGATAAAAAATGGCATGCGATTTAACGAAAGGTAGAAAAGAACCCTGCAAAGACGTAGTCGGCGGACTAAAAGCGGTATATTTTACAGATCATGGTGACTATGGTACTGTAACGCAAACAAACGACGAAATTACAGATATGTCAGGAACATTTACTGCCTACAAATATGAATTAAAAGGAAATAGTAGCTTTGAGCAAACTATAACCTCATCACGTGAAAATGGTACTACTTTTTTTGAACAAACTTTAAACTTAACACTTAAAAAGTTAAGCAAAGAGGATAACAAAGAAATTAAACTTTTAGCATACGGAAGACCTCATGTAGCTGTTGAAGATTACAACGGAAATGTTTTTGTAATGGGGCTTGAGCATGGGGCTGAAGTAACTGGCGGTACTATTTCAACAGGAGCAGCAATGGGAGACCTAAGCGGATATACCCTTACCCTTTCAGCTACTGAATTAAAACCTGCTAACTTTGTAGCATCACCAACAAGTGCTGACCCATTTGATGGAATGGCTTCTGCAACTGTAACAATTACAGAAGGAACAAACTCATAAACTGAGTATTCATTTGTTAAAGAGGGTGGCTATATGCTGCCCTTTTTTATTATAACAAAATTGTAGTATTTTTATTGTATAAATATGATAGTATTACAACAAAGTGCATCAGCACAAAATATAGACTTCATTCCAAGAACATACACAAGTGGTAACACTTATAATGTTACAATAGTGAATGAAACAACTAATACAGAAGCACACAACGTAGATACTACAAGTATAACTGAAAACTTGTATTACAACCGTTATAATGCTGTATTTACGCTTACGCAAGATGTTACTTATAACCTAACAATAAAAAGCGGAAGTGATGTAATATTTAAAGACAAAATATACTGTACAAACCAAACTAATTTACCAGCTTATACGGTAAACCAAAATGAGTATATTTATAACGATACAGATAACGAGTTTATTACTTTATAATGGATAATTTACATATAGTTAATTTAGCTTCCTACAACCGCCCTAAAATAAGCGAAGACAAGAATCGTGACTGGGTTGAATACGGAGATGACAACGATTACTATTCTTACCTAATAGAACTTTATACTAACTCAACTACAAATAACTCAATTATTAATGGGGTTGTAAATATGGTATATGGAAAAGGGCTTGATGCGTTAGATAGTAACCAAAAGCCTGATGAGTATGCTGCAATGCGCTCTATTTTTCATGATAACTGTTTGCGTAAACTTGTATTAGACCTTAAACTATTAGGCGAGGGTTCTTTTCAAGTACTTTATAAAAATGGTAAGGTAGTAAGAGCTGAACACTTTCCACGCCAAACATTACGAGCAGAAAAATGTAACGATAATGGCGAAATAGAAGCATATTACTATCACCCTAATTGGGTAAAGGTAAAACGTAGCGACAAACCTCAGCGAATTGCTGCTTTTGGTTTTGGTAATGGTAAAGAACCTGAAATTAAAATAGTAAAACGTTACGTTTCAGGATATGATTACTATTGTCCAGTAGATTATCAAGGTGGTCTAGCTTATGCTGAATTAGAAAGCGAGATAGCCGACTATTTAATAAACGATGTACAAAATGGATTTAGTGGTACAAAGGTAGTCAACTTTAACAATGGCGTGCCTGACCGTGAAAAGCAAATGCAAATCAAAAATGATGTAATGCACAAGCTAACAGGCGCAAGAGGCGAAAAAGTAATAATTGCCTTTAACAACAATGCTGAAGCTAAAACAACGGTTGACGATATTCCATTAAACGATGCACCACAGCACTACGAATATTTATCTAACGAATGTTCTAAAAAGTTAATTGTAGCACACAGAGTAACTAGTCCACTACTTTTAGGTATTAGAACTGAAAATAATGGTTTAGGATCAAATGCGGATGAAATAAAGACCGCTGCTTTACTTTTTGACAATATAACTATAAAACCTTACCAAGAACTAATTTGCGAACATATAGACGATATTTTAGCAGTTAATGGTATTGCTTTAAAACTTTACTTTAAAACTTTACAACCGCTTGCATTTATTGATACCGAAAACGCAATAACTGACGAAGCAAGGGAACAAGAAACAGGCGTAAAGCTATCAGCTACTTTTGACGACAACAAAATGTTTGATTTGCTTAGTGATTTTGGCGAAGAGGAGGACTTAGATAACTGGGAACTTGTTGATGAACGTGCAGTAGACTACGACCAAGAAGAAGCATTAGATAAAATGATTAGTTTAGCCAGTACAGGTACAGCTATACCAAATGCTCAAAGCGAGCAAGATGGTCAAGTAGACGATATTAAATTTAAAGTACGTTACCAATACGCACCACTAAAAACACAAGAAAATAGTAGGGAGTTTTGTAAAAAAATGGTAGCGGATGCAAAAATATACCGCAAGGAAGATATTATGCGTATGAGTACAATGGCAGTTAATGCAGGCTGGGGTCCAAAAGGTGCAGATACTTATGATATATGGTTTTATAAAGGTGGTGGAGGTTGTCACCATTTTTGGTTAAGAAAAACCTACATGGCAAAAGATGTACAACCAGATGTAAATAACCCAAATGCACAAACTACAACTGAAGAAGCAAAACGACAAGGCTTTAGGCCACAACCAAATGATTTAAAGGTTAGTACAAAGCCTAAAGATATGGAACATGAAGGATTTTTAAAACCTCGTAAGTAATGGCAGAAGCACTATTTATAACAAGAAAAGATTTAGTAAAATTCACTTCCGTAAATGGTAATGTGGATAATGACAAATTCCTTCAGTATATCAAAATAGCACAAGATATACATATACAAAACTATTTAGGAACTGACCTTTATAATAAAATACAAACCGATATTGAAGGCAGTACTTTAACAGGCGATTATCTTGCATTAGTAAACGACCATATAAAACCCATGTTAATCCATTGGGCAATGGTTGAGTATTTACCTTTCGCAGCTTATACAATAGCTAATAAAGGAGTATTTAAACATAATAGCGAAAACGCTACAAACGTAGATAAAAACGAAGTTGACTTTTTAATAGAAAAAGAACGTAACGTTGCCCAGTATTATACAGACAGGTTTATTAACTATATGAGTTTTAATGCAAGTAGTAAATTTCCTGAGTATTATACCAATACTAACGATGATGTATATCCAGATAAAGATGCAAGTTTTGAAGGATGGGTGCTTTAGGAAAGTATAAACCAAAACAGGAGAATGTTATAAAGTTAAAACAGTATTTAGCTTATATAACAAAAACACAAAAAAGTAATTGTAATATATATGGCAAATACAATAAATTGGGGTAAGATTTACTGTGAAATGATTAACTACACAGGTTGGGGAGCAGATACTGCTTGGTCAACTAATGCGGTTAATGATATTTCTGCTCCTACTTGTTGGGGTACATTTGCTCTAACTTCAGATTTAATAAGTATATCAGGTTCGCCTTTAACGGCTGACACAACCCAATATAAAGCAGATGCAACACAAATTTAAGAAATAAAAAATGGCACAACAAACAATCAACATAGGAGCGGTAGCGAATGATGGTACAGGCGACCCATTAAGAACCGCCTTTGATAAAATTAATGACAATTTTACCGAACTGTATAGTGATGAAAGTACCGCAGAGGTTAATTCTATAGTTGCAGGTTCAGGTATATCAGTAGACCAAGCAACAGGAACTGTAACGGTAACAAATGATTCTCCTGACCAAACAGTAACATTAACTGCAAGTACAGGAATGAGTATTACAGGTACTTATCCTAATTTTACTATTGCAAGTGTAATAGAGGGTAATGCTACTCACACAGGAGATGTAACAGGAGCAACTGCTTTAACTATTGCAAACGATGTTATAGATTACGCTAAAATGGGTACTGAATTTACAACTGCTGCGGTTATATCTGCAAGTGATGTAGATTTTAGTTCTGCTGCAGTATTTACCAAAACATTGTCAGCTAATACTACTTTAACCTTTTCAAACGTACAAACAGGTATGGTTAAGGATTTAGTAATCACAGGAAACTTTACTCTTACACTTCCTGC